AACAGCTGACAAACTTCATCCTTCAGGGGGAAAAAGCGACCCCCGAGATGACCGCTTCGAAAATCGTCGATGAAAAATTCGAAGCGTTCAAGAAGCAACAGGAAGAAGAAAAAGCTGCCGCCGCTGCGAAGGAACGCGAAAGCCTTCAGCAACAGCATCAAGAAACCCTGGAACAGTTTCGAACGGATGTTCAGGATTTCGTAAAATCGCACAGTGAAGAATACGAGCTGATTAACCTGTACAACCAGGCACCGCTTGTAATTTCGACCATCGAACAGCACTTCGAAGCCACTTCCAAGGACGGAAAGCCTGGGAAGATTCTAAACTTCAAAGAAGCTGCCGACCTGGTTGAAAAGTATTTGGAAGACGAAGCCATGAAAGCCATGGCGACAAAGCGTCTTTCAGCGAAGGGCACACCACAGCCCCAAGTGGACCCGGCGCAAGCCGGTAAAGCAGAAACTCCCGCGCAGCAACGCACCATCACAAATACAATGTCGTCCAGCGCACCGTCGATTCTGTCACCCAAAACGGAACAGGACCGGATGGAACGCGCACTGGCGGCACTGACGCGCTGAAGCCGCATCGCCAATGGTGGATGATTCGGTTTCTCTGCGAAGGGGAGACTAAATGTCTGCACTTTATCTCGATTTAACAGCCATGAATGCAGCTCTGAAAGAGCTGTATGACGGGCAAGTGGTTGAAAACCTGGTTTACGCTGACAATCCGTTCTTGGCCATGGTGCCGAAGAAGACGGATTTCGGTGGTAAGTACAAACCGATTCCAATCATCACTGGCGTTTCCCAAGGTCGTTCTTCGACCTTCTCGAACGCTCAAGGAAACCAAACCCCGGTCCAAATGGAATCGTTCTTGCTGACACGTGCAAGCGATTACTCCATTGCGACCATCGACAACCAAACCATGATGGCGTCCCGCACGGACAAGATGGCCTTCTTGGAAGGTTCCAAGCTTGTCATTGACGGCGCAATCCGCTCTTTGACCAATTCGCTCGCCTCTGCGCTTTTCCGCAGCGGTACGGGTTCGATTGGCCAATTGTCGGGCAATCCTTCGACTGGCGTCTGCACCCTGACCAACGCAGCTGACATCGTTCAGTTCGAAGTCGGGATGACGCTTCAGGCGAATGCCACTGATGGTGGTGTTCCGCGCGCTGCGCTGGGATACATCATCGCGGTTAACCGCACTGCCGGAACCTTGACGGTTTCTGCTTCTGCGGTCGGCGGTTCGGCTGGCTCGCCTTCGGGCTGGGCTTCGGGCGATTACCTGTTGGTCCAAGGGGACGTGAACGCGAAAATCAAAGGTCTCGCGGCCTGGGTTCCTTCGACGGCTCCCGGTTCGACTGCGTTCTTCGGTGTTGACCGCTCTGTCGACGTGACCCGCCTTGGCGGCGTCCGGTACGACGGTTCGGCACAGTCCATCGAAGAAGCCTTGATTGATGGCAGCTCGCTTCTTGCCCGTGAAGGCGGAAAGCCCGATGTCGCAATCACGACGTTCGCTTCGTACGCAGCGCTTGAAAAATCGCTGGGTTCCAAAGTGCAATACGTCGACATGAAGGGTCCTGCGGAAATCGCTTTCCGTGGAATCATGGTCAACGGCGCGAACAGCATGATTAAGGTCTTCCCAGACCGTAACCAGCTCGCGCAGACGGCGCACTTGCTGCAAATGAATACCTGGGCCTTGGAATCGCTGGGCGATGCTCCGCAGATTCTTCGGTACGGCGATGGTCTCGAAATGCTCCGCGTGTACAACGCTGACGCAGGCGAAGTCCGTTGCGGGTATTACGCGCAGCTCCGCACGAACGCACCCGGTTGGAATGCGTACGTCGGTCTCGGCGCTTAATTCTCTGAACAAAGAATCGGGTCGGGGGCAAATTCGCTCCCGACCCCTTCTTGCTTCGGGGGGCTGAAGCAAGTCGAAATCCATACCTTGGTCTTCGGACCTAAATGGGGTCTCAAATGGCAAATCGCTGGTTCAATCAGTTTTCGTTTTCTCTGGTGAAGGCAAAAACCTTCCTGTTCGGTAAAGTGGCCGTCGGCGCTTCTGGCGCTCCGACCATCAGCACCGCAAACAGCAAGGGCATCACCAGCATCACCCGCAATTCGGCTGGCAAGTACACCTTGGTTCTTCAGGACCAATACAATGCCTTCTTGAACATCCACGCTTCTGTGCTTCTTGCTTCGGGACTTCCCGCTTCGGTAAGCTGCGCGATTGTTTCTGAAGCTGTGGCTTCGACGGCAAAAACCATCGTCGTTCAGTTTTTGGACGCAGCTGGTGCAGCGGTTGACCCGGATTCTGGTGCGGTCTTGTACTTCACCATCATCTTGAACAACAGTTCAGCAATCTAAAGGGGGTCCACGTGATTATCCCTGACAATAAAAAGGTGGCTTCCGTCATCCTTTCGCGAATGGGCAAAGACGAATCTTCGGATGTTCCATTGAAACCCGAAGTCGAATTGGACCCCATGGATGAAGGTTTGAAGGCAGCTGCTGAAGAAGCATTGGCAGCCGTGAAAAGCGGCTCCGCCCATGACTTCATGGTGGCGCTCCGCTCTTTCTTCGAACAATGCGACGCGATGCCGCACGAAGAAGCAGGGGAAGAATAAATTGGATTGGTCCCGACGTTCCACGTGGAACGTCGGGGCTGATTCATTCCTTCGGGGGACCCCATGTCGCTTGGCGTGATGACGCTTCTTCAATTACGAACCGCCGCACAACAGCGCGCGGACATGGTCAATTCGGCTTTCGTTTCTGATGTCGAATGGAATTCGTACATCAACCAGTCGTATTACGAACTGTATGACCTGCTGGTTCAAAAATACGGCAATGATTACTTCGTCGCGGACCCGTACACCATCACCACCGACGGTGTTTTGGATTCGTACGCGCTCCCCACTGACTTTTACAAGCTTCTGGGCGTCGACCTTCAGCTGGGCACCAGCCAAGATTCCTGGGTCACGCTGAAGCCTTTCAATTTCGCTGAACGGAACCGATACGCGGTCCCGAACCTTCAAAGTTTTTACGGCCTGACGAACATGCGGTACCGACTGCGTGGAATGAATAAACTTTGGCTGACGCCTTTCCCGGCTGGCGGTCAAAACCTTCGCCTGTGGTACGTGCCGCGTTTGACCGAATTGGTCGACGATACATCGGAAGCCGATGGCGTGTCTGGCTGGACCGAATACATGATTTGCGACGCCGCGATGAAGGCGCTCCAGAAAGAAGAATCCGACGTGTCGGTTTTGATGGCTGAAAAGATGGCATTGATTGCCCGCATCGAATCGGCTGCGGAAAACCGTGACCCTGGAAGCCCGATGACGGTGGCGGACACACAAACCGCCAGCGACATGGACGGCTGGCCCGGTGGTGGCGGCGGCTGGGGCGGGTACTGATGATTCCACGCATTTCGCTGGTGCAGTCGGCAGACCGCGTCCTGAACCTGTTTCAAGACAAGGTCTTGAAAAGCGTGAATCCCCTTCTTTCCAATCCGCTGTTGGACGGGGTTCTTTTGGAATCGGTGGTTTTGGCTTCTGGAACAGACACCATCGTAAACCACACGCTTGGCCGGAAATTGGTCGGGTGGGTCATTACGCGAAGACGCGCATCAGCTACTATTTACGACAAGCAAGATGCGAACCTGACCGCTGACCTGACTTTGGTTTTGAACAGTTCTGCGGCAGTGACCGTGGACATTTACGTTTTTTAGGGGGATTGAATGTCGACCACGCCTTACATGGGACTGATTCTGCCGACGCCCACGGTGACTGCGGGTCCGGCTTACGCCACCCAGAACAACACAGCTTTTGGAACCATCGATTCCCATGACCACAGCACGGGCAAAGGGATTCCGATTCGCACTGCCGGTCTGGCCATCGATGCCGACCTGACGATTGGAAATTACAACCTGACGAACGTGCGCGCTCTGCGCATGACGAACAACGGGTCAGCCCTGGCGCTCCCGGCTGATTTGACCTGCATCTATGCCGCAGGCGGGAACCTGTATTACAACAATTCCACGGGCCAGCAAATCCAGCTGACTGCGGGCGGCGCGCTGAACGCATCTTCCATCGGGGGGATTGGCGGCGATTACGCGACATCCACCGCGTCGGTCTTTTACACGTCTTCGACCACTCTTTTTACTTTCAACCAGGACACAAACAACCGCGCATTGATGGACC